GGACCTATACCAGAAGATATTAATAAAGATAAAAATTCTATATATTTATCTACAGATAAAAAATACACTATACGTAATTCAAATGATAAATTTAGTCCTTTAGAAGCTAGTGGTAATAGTATTATTGTAAATTCTGATAAATTAATATTTAATGGTAGAAATGGAAATGTTAATATTAGAGCCTCAAAAAATTTAGTTCTTGAAGGTGATGAAGTTTTTGTAAATGCTACAAAGGCTGAGAATATAAAATTAGGTGACCCCAGAGCGAAATTTATACCAACTGTTAATAGTTCAGAGTTAGTAAAAATAATAGATGGTATTATAAAAGCAATATCTGATGGAGCAAACGCGTTTACAACCGAAACTGGAGCTGGTAAAACCATACAAACGCTATTAAAATTGCTACCCGATACAAAAAACATTTTAAATAAAAATGTAAAAGTGGCAGACCCAAATTTTAAATTACCAGATTTACCTAAGATACCAGAAATATTTGAAATACCTGAAGTAAAATTACCTGATATATCAAAACCAGATATATCAAACATAGATGTTGACATGGAAAAATTAGAAACATTAGAAAAAATAAAAAACCTGTAAGGAGTTAATTATGACTAAACAAGAGTTACAAAAAATCATACAAGAAGCAGTTCGTAGAGAAGTTAAAAAAGAAATAAAAAAGATATTTATTAAAGAGGAGACTAACACTCAATTAAAAAGCGTAGCTCCACAAAAACCGAAACCAAATAGAGAAAAACACTTCACTAAAAATAAATCTTTAAATAAAGCTTTAAATGAAACAGTTGGATTAATTAACTCAGAAAACCAATCTGGTGACTATCCGACTTTAAGTGGCGGGACATTTGATTCTTCACGCATGAGTGAACTTATGGGTTATGGTAGATCAGAAGAGGTTCAACGTGATATGGTAGCTGTAGATACTCTTCAAAAAGCAGGTAAATCGTTGGAAGAAGTTCCTGAACACGTAACAAATGCTTTAACAAGAGATTACAGTGGTTTAATGAAAGCTATGGATAAAAAAGGATAAGTAGATGGCTTCAAGTGCAAAAGAATTAGATTTAAATCCAGATGTTTATATAGGATTAACATATCCTATTAGACAAGGTACTAATACAGATTTTGAATTAACAAAGTCTTCTTTTGAACAAGCAGAGTATAATTTAACAAATTTACTTTTAACTCAACGAGGAGAAAGACCATATCAACCTGAATTTGGTAGTAATTTAAGAAGACTTTGTTTTGAACAAGTAGATGATGAGTTAATTGAATCAATTGAGTTAGATGTTAAAAATACAGTTGAACAGTGGTTACCTTATATTATTATAAATGAGATAGAAGTTTTAACGGATGATGGTAACGCAAGTAAAATTTATGTACAAATAAAATATTCAATTACTATTGAATCATTTAAAGAAAATACTGTATTAGTAGCATTTGATTCAATAACTTAAATAGGAAATATAAATGGCTCGAACAAGTATAAAAAAGAACGTAGTTAAAGAAGTAAATTATCTTAATAAAGATTTTAGTGATTTTAGAGATAATCTTATAGAATTTGCTAAACAGTATTTTCCAAATACTTATAATGATTTTAATGAAGCTTCACCTGGTATGATGTTCATAGAAATGGCAGCCTATGTCGGAGATGTACTTTCTTATTATATAGATTCTACATTTAGAGAATCATTATTAGCTTATGCTGAAGAAAAAAGAAATGTTTATAACATAGCACAATCATTTGGTTACAAACCTAAAACAACATCACCAGCATCAGCAGTGTTAGATGTATTTCATACAATTCCGGCAGTAAATAATAAACCAGATTATAGATATGCATTAAATGTAAAATCTGGAATGACGGTAAAGGCAAGTTCTACAGGAACAACATTTAGAACAGTAGAAGATTGTAATTTCAAATTCACGAGTTCATATAGTCCACGTGAAACTACTATATTTGAAAAAGACGGTTCTACACCAACAAAATGGTTATTGAAGAAAAAAGTTAAAGTAGAGAGTGGTACAGTAGCTTCAGAAACATTTACATTTAATTCAGCTGAAAAATATTCACAAGTTAAATTATCAAATACAGATATTATAGAAATAATTTCAGTAACAGATACAGATAATAATAGTTGGTATGAAGTTGATTCTCTCGCAAGAGATACAATTTTTGAAGATATGGAAAATAATTCAACTAATGACCCAACTTCAGTTATTAATGCTGATACTGCTCCATATATTTTAAAACTAAAGAAAACTTCTCGTAGATTTACTACATATATAGATGAGAAAGATAAAACAATATTAAGATTTGGAGCTGGTATATCAGACAATGCAGATGAAGAGATAATACCAAATCCAGATAGTGTTGGTTCTACATTACCAGGTAGTCCGTCCCATTTAACGAAAGCATTTGACCCTTCAAATTTTTTAAAAACAAAAGCTTTTGGGTTAGCACCATCTAATACAACACTTACAGTTAAATATGCACACGGAGGAGGTATTAGTGATAATGCTAATGCAAATAATATTACAGAAGTATCAAGTGTTAGTTTTGACATAGCAGATAATTTATTATCAGCCACATTAGTACAGAATGCTAAAGATTCATTAGCAGTTACTAATCCAAATCCAGCAACTGGAGGTTCTGCAGGACAAAGTATTAGAGAAGTTCGTGAAAGTGCACTTGCATATTATCAAGCACAACAAAGAGCAGTTACTAAAGAAGATTATATAGTAAGAGTTTATTCTTTACCACCTAAATATGGTAATATAGCTAAGGCATTTATGGTACAAGATGATCAACTTAATGAAACTGTAGGTATAGAAAAACAAAATAGTTTGATTACAGCTCAAGATGTTGGTAAATCAGTTAAATCAATTTCAGCAAGAATACCGAATCCATTAGCAATGAATTTATACACTCTTGGATATAATGTAAATAAAAATTTAGCACCATTAAATCAAACAGTAAAACAAAATTTAAAAACTTATTTATCACAATATAGATTGGCAACTGACGCAATTAATATTAAAGATGCTTATATTATAAACATCTCAGTTAATTTTGCAATTTTAACTAAACTTGGATTTAATAAGAATGATGTACTTCTTAGATGTATATCTACAGTTAAAGAGTTCTTTGATATAGATAGATGGCAAATTGGTCAACCAATAATATTAACGGATATAGCATATGAATTGTCATTAATTGATGGAGTTGCTTCAGTAGTAGCACCAACGGAAAATAACCCTGATAAGTTACCAATAGTGGTAGAAAATAAATATAAAATACAAGATGGGTATTCGGGTAATTTTTATGATATACAAAGTGGAATGATAGAAAGCATATTATATCCTGCTTTAGACCCAAGTATTTTTGAAGTTAAATTTCCTAACTCTGATATTAAAGGTAGAGTTTTAGGTGATAATTTAGGTATAATGGAGTAAGTTAATGCATTATTTTACATTCGCAGACAAAGACACAACACTTTACCAAGCAAGTAGTAGCATGAATACTGGTCTGGATGAAATATTAGAAATTAAAAAAGATGTTAGTGATACTGGAGCTTCAGTAAATGTTTCTCGTATTTTAATAAAGTTTGATTTATCATTTATTTCTAGTTCAATAGTGTCTGGTTTAATACCGACACCAAGTACAGCAGGTTCACGGTATTATTTAAATTTATATGACGCTCGTTCAAGTAATTTAGCAGTTTCTCAAAGTTTATATGCACACCCAATAAGTGGTTCTTGGACAATGGGCGGCGGACATACTTATGATGACCCGATATCTAAAGAAGGAGCAAGTTGGATATATAGACACGGTAAAGTTAATGGACAACTTTGGCTTAATACAGTAAGTTCATCTGGGGGTCAATGGTATTCTGGTAGTGGATATGAAGGGTCTTTTGGATTTAACCATAAAACTTCAGATATGAGGATGGAAGTAACTGATATCGTAAAAGCTTGGTTGAGTGGTTCAATATCTAATGAAGGTTTTATGATTAAACGAAGTGGTAGTATAGCGAATACACACACTGGTAGTGATGAAGGTAATACGGATAGATTTGGTAATTTAGCATTTTTCTCATCTGATACTCATACGAAATATCCACCTACATTAGAAACTGTTTGGGACGATTCCAAATGGTCTACAGGGTCATTATCAGCATTATCTCAAACTAATTTAGAGGATATGGTTCTTTATATGAAAGGGTTAAGACCAGAATATAAAGAAAAATCAAAAGCTCGTTTTAGAGTTGTTGGACGAGAAAGATTTCCAGATAAAACTTATTCAACAACACCATCTAATTTAACTGTAAAATATTTACCAAGTACTTCATCTTACTATTCAATTGCAGATGCTGAAACAGAAGATGTTATAGTTCCTTTTGGTAGTGGGTCAAAATTAAGTTGCGATAGTACTGGTAATTATTTTAATCTTTGGTTTAATGGATATCAACCCGAAAGATATTATACTCTT